GGGACGGCGATGGCCGGAACGGACGGAGGCCGTCGTCGCGGTTCACGCTGTGGGCGCTCGCCGCCGGGCTCGGAGCCCTGCTCGCGACGGACGGGGCGCGGGCGCTCATCCAGGTTTCCTCATCCATCAAGCGNGCCAGTTCATCNCTCGAGAGGCCCGTCTTAATCTCGTAGGCGTTGATGATGGCCTCCTTGATTTCGTCGAGTACGCCCGCCATATGGCGCAGGAANNCGGCGTCGCCNGCCGCATGNACCCAGGGNTTGTGGATCATCATCACGGCCGCCGGAGACATGAGCACCTCATCACCGGCCATGGCAATTATGGTTGCGGCCGACAAGGCCTTTCCGTCGATCTTTACGGTGACCTTGCCTTTGTGCTCCATCAAAGCGTTGTAGATGCCGGCTGCCGCCCACACGACGCCGCCCAGACTGTCAATCCAAACGGTCAGGTTCTTACTCTTGTGCTTGGCCAACTCCTCGCGAAACGCATTGGGCGTTACGTGCGGAATCCCCAACCACTCGTACGCCCACGCGTCGTCCTCATCGACGATCTCACCCTCGATTCGCAATTCCGCTTCGGTGTCGGACCGATTGAGGAACNGCCAAAACCGCCGCNTGCCCTTCAAGTGCCATCACCTCCCTGGTCCGGCCCATCATTTACGACGTCCGTGTCTAGCCGTCGGATCGGCTTGTCGCCGCCTTCGATGGGCGGCAGGTTCAGAATCCGGCGCCACTCGTTTGGCGTGAGGGCGCCCCGGTCAACCATCTGCACCAGCCCGAGTTTCGTCTGCATGCTCGCAAACGTCAGGGCTGTAGCATCGAACACGATCCGGTTGCCGAAACCACGCTCCCGGCGGCTGAACAGCTTGCGGGTGAACTCCTCGCTCATCTGCTGGGCCAGCGGCGCAATCTCGGCCTCATAGTAGGCCAGCCACTGGTTTTCGTCGTACTTCGCCTGCACGATGGCCTCATTGACCCGGAAGAACGAGTAGATGCGCTCAACCGCCCGCTGCTGGAGCGGGGACGCAGGGACGTATGGCTGGCCGCCGTCCCGCAGGGGCTCGATGTCGAACTTCGTCGCATCGTGCGGCAAGATGCCCGTCTCGTTCTCCAAGCTCAGGTAGCGCTCCGAAAACTCCCGGACGTTCCTCTCGACGTCGTCGGGCTTGAGCTGCTGCTTGAACTTCATCACCCAGCGAATGAACGCCGACCGGCGCACCGCCTGNACGANGCTCTGGTCCGAAGCAGCCACGATTTCGAGCAACTGTTTCAGTGCTTCCGCCTTGTGAGCGCCGAAGATGTCGTTCTCGGCGTACTCATCCCGCAGGTGGATGACGTCCTTGTACGGCAGCTCCAACAGGTCGCCGTCCGTCAGTTGGAACCGCATCCACAAGCTTCCGTCCGGTCGCAGGATGGCCTCGGCCGTCGCTGCCGGGATGATATAGAGTTGCTGCGGCAGGCCGTCCTGGTCACGGACAATCTGGACGAATGCATTATTGTTCAGCTGGAGCAGCGTCGCCAGCCGCTCCCGGAACATCTGGCCACCACTATACGGATTAGGCTCCTCTAGTAGCATCCGCAGATACGGTTCTGGGTTGACCTGCAGCTGCCCCGCGGCTTCCCGAATATGCATAGCCGTCAATTTGCCGATGGCTTTGGCCTTTGGCCGGATAGCCGCACGGACGATGTCGCTCTTGTAGAGCGATCCGTCCCAAGTCCGAAACCAGCTTCCGTGGTCGGTGATGAGCAGGACTCTACCAACCGTCTCACCACGGGGTCGATTGAAAATGCGCTGCAGCCAGCTCACATGCTCACCACCTCTGGCATACGAAAACCGCCCTCGATGGGGCGGCTCCCGTCATGGTTGGTACACGGCAAAGTCATCTTTGCACCTGAGGTATGCCACATAGGCATTCAGGAACGAGGTATAGCCGTCAATTCGGGCCCTACTGGACCGCTTATCCGGCGTCACGTTATTGTTCGCATCCACCCGGGCCGCCGTGTTCGTAACGCACCACCTAAAAAGGCCGTTGTGCCGGCTGAACACGACCTTGCGGTCAGCAAACAGCACCCGAGTTTCCTTCATCGGCGCCGACAGGGTTTTGGCCCCCTGCGCCACCTCAAACAGGACCCCGCGGCCGTCTTTGTCCTCTCTGGGAAAGCCNCGGAGCTCCATTTCCTCGGCNAAGTCCGCGAANTGCCANCGGTCAGCGCCAATCTTCCAGAACACAACGCCATACTCCGTGGCCAGCATCTCAAACCATGCAGCCACGTCCTTTCGACTGACCAGCGACCCTTCGCAGATATGCAGCAGCTTGTGGTTTAATGGGTCGCTGGCGCCCGTCCTCGTGAAGCTCTCATAAGCCATCTGGTCCCGCTTCGAATTTTGCTCCAGTCGGTTACGAGCGATGAAATAGCGCTGCCATACGTAAAGCTTCCCTCCGAACGGCACCAACGCCGTCGCACAGCACAGGTCCGTCGTNTCGGCCAGGTCCACTCCGCCGACAGCGTACTTGTCCCGGAGCATGTCCAGGCTCATATCGGCGGCACACTGGTCGATGGTATGCAGGTCGAAATAGGCAACGGCCGTGCTTGCCGCCCGGTTCAGGTGCTTGGCCAAGAAGCTCGGCAGCATCGANGGGTCAGCGACCGTCTTCTGAAACTCCTCCCGCAGGTAGCGTAGCGTCGGACGACCTTCAAGCAGTCCAGGGTTCGCCTTGATCCAACACCGCTCGTCAGTCGGGTCGTCATCCTTGTCGATACGAAAGATCATTGGGAACAGACGTTCGTCGCTCTCCCCATTCAGGCGTTTCTCACATCGCTCCAGGATGGCATCAAAGATGCCTTCTCGAACGAACCCAAACGTCGAGATGATGATGCCTAAAGGCTGCGCCCTGGCACCAGTTGCCGACGTGAACACGTCATAGGTGTTCCGGTCGGTTATGGCGTGCAGCTCGTCAATCACGTAACAATGCGGGTTCAGACCGTCCTGGTTCTGCGAATTTTTGCCGCCCGGCTTCATAAACGAGTTGGTCGCCGGGAACAAGATCATCTCCGCATTGTCCCTGTCACGCTTAGTTCTCCAATACTTGCGCGGGTTATCCGGCGGCGTCAGATAGGGGCTCGACTGCAACAGCGCCTTGGTGTTTTCGTAGACGATGGCCGCTTGGCTCTTGACCGTGGCGAGGCACCATACCTGGGCGGCCGGCTCCCCATCGAGCATCAGCATATATGCCGCCAGCGCCGAGATGAAAGTGGATTTCCCCCACTTTCGACCGACAAACAGCACCAGCTCCCGGAAATACCGGACGTCCATGTCNAGCTCCGGGTCNTGCCANTTGATACCCAGGACGCACGCCGCAATGTACTTCTGCTCGATGGACAGTTCCAACGGCTGGCCGGCCCACCGACCCTCTTTGTGACGCAACATCGAGCAGAANTCGATGAACGCCTCAACGTCGGTCGGGTCATANAAAATGTCGTCACGGGCCAGTAGGTCTTCAACCAGCCGTTTGAGCTTCTTGATGTCCTCGCAGTGCCGTTCCGGGTGCGCTTCGACGTAGTCGTGCCAGTCTTGGATGTACTTGGGCAGCGACTTACTTGACTCGGCGGATCTTCGACTGGAAGAGCGCCTCGAACGGATTCTGCTCGCCGTCGCCACCCTTTCCTGCTCCCTTTGCCGCACCCGGCGCCTCGGCCAACTCGGCGAGTTGTTTGCACGTAGCGAGGTACTGCCGCACCATCCGGTCGTAGTGCTGCGCCGCCGCGCGGATGCGTGTCACCGGCGGCGACGTCGGACTGGCCTGATATTCCTCAGTGGAGCCGTTGGCGTTGATGTCAGCCTCCAGATCCTCCAACTCCACGCGCAAGAACGCGGCCCGCTGGATGAGCCCTTCGACGAGTCGCAACTTATCTTCAGGCATCTCGGCCAAGAGTTCCCTAAGTCTGGCCTCCTCAGCCTTGATGCGCTCCTTTCTCGCCATCTCTCTCTTAGTCGCCATCTCTCTCTTAGTCGCCATCTCTCTCTTAGTCGCCATCTCTCTCTT